TAATTGTGTTTTAGGAATTTGCGCCTCGAATATTAAACCTTTGTCATCCTCCTCTAGGTGTACCATTTTGCCTAGTGGTTTATCCATATCATGCTGATACAGATATTTAACTCTCTGGCCATTCTCTTGAATAGTTTTTTTGTATGCTCCCTTATTGATTACATCGCCATCAGAATCGACATTACCAAAAACAGATCCATATCCTTTTACAACTCCAGCAGCAGCATCGGCATCTACCAGCTCGCCTATTTGAGTTGATTTATAAATGATTGTATTCATATTGCAAATTTAATAATTATAAATTACTTACTGTAAAACCCTCTATTTTACCAGCAGCCTGTGCATCCTCTTTAGGAAATGGCGCTACAGAGCATCTACAGTTAACTACATTTTTAGCACTACCAAAAGGATCTCCTGGCTGAAATAATAACTCGCCACCTACATTAAACCGCTCTTTAAAATCTACTATATCCCCATCAACTGCTCTATGAGCTGGGCGTTCTCTGCCATCTACAGATGTCATCCATTCCTTTTGTAGATTTTCCTGGCCAAACATATCAGTAGCACTTTCCAGCGTTGCATAGTTGGCGGCATTAGTGGCCTCAGTTCTCACTAATCGCTCTGCCTGGCTCTTAGAATACTGTCCAAACTTTTGGCGTAATATGCGGCCAGCCTCTACCTCACCCATAGCCATAAACTCTGGATCAGAGGATAGGCGTTTTAAAATACTAGTTAATGTAGCTTTAGCTGTACCCTGTACCAGCACTACTCTCTCAGCTGCTATAATATTTGCTGATCTAGCAAAGCGTTCCGCCCAGATGTCATCATATCCAGATACATCTGTTTGCTTAGAGATTACCTTGTCAAAATTCTTAGAATACCATTTAGCAAACTTGAGGCCTATGTTCACATAGATCTGGCGATAGATGTCAGACAAATCTGCTGATCTAAATAGGTTATCAAAACCATTGCTTTTGCCTGTCTTTAGAAAATCTGATATAGCCTCACTGTATTGGCCCTCATAGTATTTGCGAACTCTAGCAAATTCTTTGCGCTCTGAGCTAGCTAGGAGTTTATCAAAATTACCTTTCCAGGATTCTTTGGCTTTTTTTACAAGTGTTTTCTGGCTGTATAAGGAATAGCAAACGCCTAATCTCTGTTCTTGGGATCCATACTCTGCAATAATTTCTGGATCGATAACACAGCGTGATATAAAATCACTTTCATTTTCTGATGCTCTGGGTTTTGGTAATGGCATTATCCCTCATTTTCTGCTATTCTTTTTGCCCAGGATACCATAGCAGCACCACCCCATAGATTGTATGCTACATAGCCTTTATCCCTCCAGGGTGTATCCTTATACTTAGGATCTATCTTAGCGTTATCCTCATGGCGTGCTAGAAAGCTATGAACCCTCTTGACAGTTGACAAACTGAGCGCCTCTCTGTTTGCTAATTGGCTTGCTCTCTGCCAGCCTGTGGGTGTCCCAGCAGTCACCTCATCTCTGCCATATTTCTCACGCCACTCAATCATTCTACGAGCGTTATTAGTAGCGCCCTGGGGATAATCCTTGTAGGTTTCCTCTTTTGTTTCTATAGAGTTGTAATCTATTGGCTCATTATCACCAGCCTCTCGCCTTTGGGCCGCATAGAACTCATCCAGGCGATTGTTTTTAGCTGCCTCATATTCAGCGTGACTAGCGAATGGCATAAATACAGTAGAGCCATTAAATAGATGCTCATGGTATCCAGTGCCTCCCATTTCTATAGCTCTGGCCTGGGCCTCCTCTATAGTGGTATAAGTATCTACAGTGTTAATTACTGCTGACTTAAATAACTCAGCCATATCCATGTTTATGCTCTTAGGAGCTATCTCTGGAATGATTTCGCCATCAATAGGTAGTAAGTTGGCTGGCACATAGTAGTCATTTAGCTTTTCGTTTTCCTCATCCATACCATAAGACATAGCAGCACGCTTTTCGTTTGGCGTAATCCACCAGGCCTGGCTCATTTGTCCTACCACTTTATCCATTTCCTCCTGGAGTTCTGGAATAGCACTATAGTCAAAGTCAATATAGATTTTATCGCCATACTGTGGAGCTAGCCATCTATTTAATTCATCTCTGATTTTATTAAGTTCTGGAATGACAGCATTTTGATAGAGTGCCTTTTTAGCCTCTTTCATGTTGTTGTAGGTAGTGCTGTCTGTATTGTTTAGCAGCTGTACTGGTACATTATAGATATTACAAAGATCTTTTATAGTAGCGTTGTACTGCTCTATGAGCGATAGATCAGAGGCGTTTAGTCCAAAGTTCACCCAGCTCAGTTTCTTAGGTGTAATGATTACATCCCCAGCGTTATTGCTGCCCTGGTATTGTTGGCGGAATTTATCCTTTAGCTGTTTAGCCTGTACCTCATTTAGATCACCCTCATCAGACATTAGGATACCTCTAGCAGTTTGATTCTGTAAATATTTTACTCCAGTAGTTAGTGCCTGGTTATTAGCATCCATTACTCTCAGTCCAGCCTTAAGCGGTGACATTCCATAGAGGTGAGATCCTGTGCCATCATAATAGAGATTTACATCTTTAATATGGCATACCTCCTCTGCTGCTATTCTGTACGTTCCATTGTACTCAAGTGTGTACTCTTTAACTGGCTCCATAATACCGCCAGAGTTAATTTCAACTTTTTGGCTAGGCAATATGTACAGCTCTTTGAATTTACCAACTCCAGCACCAGTATCTGGTCCGATTCCATAGATGTATCTATTTCCAGTAAGTTTACCAAAAGCTATGATCTCTTGAATCCAGGAGTTGTATGATTGCGCTGGGTTAGGTCGATCTAGAAGTTGGTGGAGTTCGGTGTCCTCTAGTTCTACCAGCGCTTTTTTCTGTAGCATCTTAGCCTGGAGTACTGTATTAGAATTAAACTCTCCAGAGGTTAGCGCTTTATATCTTTTTAGATCATTTGATTTCTGTACCTCGTAAACTTGAAATGGAATATTGGTAGCTGATTTAGTGATCAGATTTATGATTGAGTAGATTGTAGCGTTGTATCTATAGCCTTTGTCTATGTAGGTATCATCATTCTCTGGATTCCAGACAAGTGTATCGCCTAGATAATTATAGATTGCTTTATTGAAATCTATGTGAGTTTTTTGTGCGCTTTTAGAAACAAGGTTTTTGAATCTATCTAAGAAACTAGCCATCCAATACAAAAATTTTAATTATACAAAAATAGTAATTATATTACAAAGAAATCATTACGCTTACTGTATTGCGAATAAACGCCATATCTTATAGCATCCATAGCGTGATTAAAGCGATCCATCGGTTTATTTATGATAGTCCCATCCTTTAACTCAGTCCAGTAGTAATTATGATACTCCTTTATTATGTTTTTTGATTCCTGGCTTACTACTATGTCAAACTCTTTTAGTAGTGATATACCAGCGTTAATTGATCCAGTACCTTTTACAGCTGGCTTTACATACATTCCCAGGCGTTTCATTTCCTCTCCACTCTTAGGCTCTGCTGCATCATAGTAAATTAGTGTCTGATCATATCCTAGGCGTTTCAGCTCATCTACTATGTCACTGTTTGTGAGTCCTGTTTTATAGATTAGCTCATGGATATAGATAGTGTCACCTTTACGCACAATGTAGTTAGCCGAGCTAGCATCATTTGTATAGCCAAAATCGAGTCCTATCACACCCTCAGTATCTTTGTCAAACTCTGGAAAGTCCACCAATGGTTTAAATGTCCAGTTGTTAAATATCTGGCGTGCTGAGAATACAGCTTTTTGTCCCTCTCCAAAGACTCGCCAGTAGTCTGGATCACGCTCTCGCATCCGCTCTATCTCATGTACCAAATCTTTAGATAGAAACTTGTTATCCTTGTAGGTTGTTATCCAGGTGTCACAGTCATCTCTAGGAATGATCTCATCATAGATCCAATGCACAGGATCACTAGGGTTAAAGTCCAGGATAATGTAGTCAGTACAGCGCATATTAATCTGGCGAAAGTCCTCCATAGTCAGCTCATTGGCCTCGTTTAAAAACGCTATGTTTCTTTTTCGCCCTCTGATTTTCTGGCTGTCATCTACAGATAGGAACTCTACTAAATGGCCATTATACATGAAATGGCCCTCCACTTTGTTATGTACAGCGCCATCTAAAAACATTCCTACATTCTCTGCTATCTCTAGAAAGTCCCTTTGTACTGATCCTTT